CAACTGCAGAAGCCATTTTTATATATATAAAGTTTATATTTTATTATGAGATAAGTAAATGACACTCAATTTTTACAAACACGAAACTGAAAAAATTTGTAAACGTCGAGGGTGGGATAAAGCAAATATTGATACGGTCTGGTTACTTCTAACCGAGGAGTTTGGTGAACTCGCATCAGCAATACGTCAGTATAAAAAAACGTTCAAGAAAGTAAACCTAAAAAAGGACAGAGGTACAGACGTTACAATGGAAATGGGAGACGTGTTCAGTTACCTTTTTCAATTAGCACATATGTTAGATGTAGATTTAGATGATATGTGGTCCCAGCATAATAAAAAGATGAAATACAAAAATTATGTTACACAATAGTATAATGAGTCATTTGTTACTCGACGACGTAAATGCCATGAATGGTATAAACCCATTTGTCGCGACAAACAACTTTTTACCACCGGGTACATCCAAACACATGTTAGAATATCAGAAGTATAAATCACCAGACAGTGAAGAAACCGAACAAGCTCAGTATAAAAGCCCAGCGTGTGGCGTTTTGTCGAAAGGTGTAGGAAGACCGGGTTATAGGAAAGAGAAGTGCGATTTGTCTAGACCAATCATTCCAGGAAGAAATATAGATAGAGGATTCACACGAACGGAGTTAAACGAAATTAAACACGAAAACGCGTACGTTCTTGAAGAAAAATCGGGTAAAACGTGTAGTTTAGACTATTACAAAATACTCCTCGCGGTTATACTATTAACTCTGACTCTATTAATTTCAAGACGTTAAAAAGTGTTTCAAGTTTGTTATCGTTTGTACACGTTTCTATAACTTTAGGTAACGTCGTTAAACAGAAATCGCGAACCATACGTTTTTGCCAAGAACACGATTTATTTATGTACGGTGGTCTGAAAGTAGGATCTATAATTTTTACCGAGTTCATGAGTCTTATGAGAGAATGAACGTTTTTGTTCTCGAGTAGAACGTTATCTAATTGGATCAAAACCATACGACGCCTGGTTTCGATCGTTTTATTAACCATGGTATCTAAAAACTTTTCATACCGAAGAGACCTCGAGGATATATCAAAACTACCACGAAGTACTGTATTAAAGTAATCTTTAAACGTTTCGTAACCGAAACCTTCGATATACTTATTATATTTAACCTCTACAAGATCTTCGTTCGTATCCACGTTAATAAGCTGTTTACAAGAAATAACAAAATAGGCCATGTTTACATTTAAAGAGTATGATATCTTTAAATGTATATAAAATGTGGACTTTGGTGTGTAAACCAATAGTCATACCCACGGGTATACCCGAACAAAGAATGGTTACCACTAAAACGTGTCGAATTGCAACCGTATCACCTACAGATAATAAAAATAGATTCGTTATAGAATTACCAGACGATGTACCCGAAATAAATATAGTACGAATAGAAAACAAATAAAATGTTATGTTAGTATATGGACGATCTTAGATTTTATATACCAGCGGTTTCTATAATAGGTTCAAATTTAATCACTACTAATCAGTGTGGTTCACTAGTTAAATCTGCAATTGATGTACCACTCAGACCACCCGGTTGGATTTTTGGTATAGTTTGGCCTATATTGTACGTAACAACCGGTCTCGCTTGGAGTTGGAGTAAAAAAGATGTGTTATTTTCACTCGTAACAATCATGTGTTGTTTATGGTTATACGTATATTCGTGTAAAAAGAATAAAAAATCAGCAGCTTTTGTACTTTTATCCACCGCGTTACTATCTTGGCACTTAGCGAGAATATTATCCGGAAAATCCAGAAATGCGATTATTCCATTAGCTATATGGACAAGTTTCGCAACTTATATTAATATGTACGAGGCATTTATTTAAAGATAAAACAGTATCGTAATAAATGATACGCGAATATGCCGAACACGTATATAAAGTACTGGGTCCCGGGTATAGCGAGCGTGTTTATCACAACGCGTTGGAAGTTATCTTTAGAAAAAACGGGGTACCCTACGAAACGGAGAGAATAGTTCCTATTGTGTTTGAAGGACACACAATAGGAAATCTTCGCGCCGATATAATTATAAATAACAAAACTGTAATCGAACTCAAATCGGTAAAAACCGTAAATGACGTTATGATCACACAGGCACAAAATTACCTCAAACTTACGGGTCTTACTGAGGCGTACCTGATAAATTTTCCTCCGGCACAGGGTGTGGCTCTTGAAGTTCATCACGTTGGTTTAAATAATACATAATAGGTATCATCTGGTATATCTTTTTCCAATCACTTTTGGATTCCTCGTAATACTTTTTAGGGTCTTTAAGCCCTTCAGTTATAATTTCGTTTATCTTTTCTGTGTAGAAGCGGATTTCTTCTAAACAGAAATTATAATACGGTTCTTTATTATTCATTACATGTAGTAAATCTTTATTTTTTAAGCTTGTAATTTATGTTTTGAAAAAGTTCGGGATTGTTTCGTTTTTTTACCGCGAAATTTTTGAGCATGTTACTCAAACTATTATACGAGACACCTTGACGCAGTGGGTTTAATCTCGCCTTTGATTTTGGTTTTGGTGACTTTGGTTTTGGTGACTTTGGTTTTGGTGACTTTGCCATTTTTTACTATTACCTTTTATTTTTTTTCTAAATTGTCGGTATATATTCCCATCTGAGTTCTTCGCATATCTTTTTCCATATGACGTCTTGTTGGTACAACTTTTCCTTAGACTTGAGTAAAGGGAAATATTTAAGGTAAGAATCTTCACTCAAAAGTTCACAAAATTTATACAAAACGTACGAGTAACTCAAAAAGTTTTTACGTTCGCTCGGACAATTATCATCGAACGGTTTTTGGATATCCTTAAACATTATACGTAGACGTTCCTCGAGTTCTTGAGGCATTTTCGGGGGCGATATTCCACTCAAAATGTTCGTAATATATGGAACGTGTTCGTAATACTTGTTGAGTTTGAGTTTCTTAAGTAAACTACGAACGCGTGCGTGTGTGATTTCCTCGACAACCTTTATTTTAATTTTTTTGAGTTCCGTCCTTAGTTGGTCTATAACATCTTGCGGTATGTTCGTAGTTTCTTGTGCTTGAAATTGTGATAACCATTCGTTAAAATGGTTCTCGCGTTTATACGAATAATTGACAATTTTCTCAGAAGTTTCCTGTTCTTCCCTATACGTAAGTTCTTCGCTTATGAGTGTTGCAATTATCATACCACAGTTATCACACACGAGGTCACTCGTATCTGAAAAGTGAAAAACGTTACTTTCAGGGCATCTCGAACACACTTCCTTTTTCTTTTCAATAGGTCGATCTATATTATTCACTTTTTCTACATCTATGAGGTAATCGTTAAATATATCTTTTCTTTGTAAACCGGTTGTTTCTTTACAATTAAAGATATTATCCGTACTCACTTCCCTTTCAAGTTCTTCGGTGTACTGTTTCATGTATGGCATACACTTTATTATATAATCTGACATTTCCGATTCGTGCATGGATTTGTTTATAGGGTCATCACGTATTAGTTTTTCCCATGTTTTAATCTTATTATTATAACGGCTTAAAAAATTACCTTCCATATAATAATTAAATAAACATGTTACTCAATCTTTTAACTAACGTTATATTGTGGATTCACGTATCGATAAAAAATATATTATCTAAACCCGACTATAAAATAATAGAATCGTCAATGGAATATAAACTAAACAACGAAAAAACACCGAGTGAACTTGATGAATTTTGGGAAGACGAGTTCGAAGAATGGGATGGTGAAACAGATTTCTTTTATAAAGATTTAACGGATAAAGATTATAAAAATACACAAATTCCAAGTAACGTAGAAAAGACTATTGTTCGAATTAAGTATTGGTATAACGATAAAATGTACAAATACCTTACGTATGATATGAACCATGTTTGGCCTCCTCGTTTCTCTTCGGGTATTCATTTTAACATACCAATCGTAAGTGCACATTTGCTCGATTCGTATGATAAACCAGTGAAAGATTTACTCAATAAAATAAGAAGGTACGCGGGACCTCGTCTTGATTTCCACGGTGAAAAAGTAAAAATAAGTGATATGTTATATTACGACGAAGAAACATTGGAACAAGAGTTTCCTACAATACGTATAAGAAATGCACTTGGTATGATAAAAAATGTGGATACTAAAACTGGATACGTTACAGATCTTCGCTTACCTTAGTTGCGAGATAAAATTTAAGTTCACCTAAATTCGCGACGTTATATTTTAATATCAAAAATCTATTCTGTTCTTCTTGCATTATTTGCACCGTAGAACACATACTCGTCGCTTTAGTAAAAATATTAAGGTACCGAAGGGAATATTTACCAGATATTTTTGGACTCTCTTCCGTACATTCAATAACCGTTTCCTGATTAGCAAAATCACCTTCGCAAAGAAGTTTTAAATGTTTACCGTCGCGTGTTATTTCAATATCGTTACCAATGTTATACATGTCTCGACATATTCTCTGAAAATCTGCAGATAACATTGGTGTTATTGTAGTCATATTCATTTGCGGAACTTCTATTTGACTCTCGTTTATATCGAGAAGTTTTAAAGAAAATGTGGTACACGCTTTCTTAGACTCACTGTGAATTTCAATATTCATAAACTCTTTACACTCGATATTTATTACGAGAACGTCGTTGTTCGTTATAGATTTTAAAAGTTTAAAAGTATTCGATACATTTATACCTGCGACAATATCGTTTTCACAATTATATTCTTCGAAATTATCCGAAGAGAGGTACATATCTACAAGAGAGGTTCTCGCCGTATCTAGAGTAACAATGTACACACCATCTTTTTTAAAATATATATTAACATCATTGAGTATATCTTTAAGAACTTCAAAAGTAGACTTTATAGCAGAAGCCTGAACAGTTGCTAATTTCATTAATTTGAAATAAATTTAATTCTTTAATTACTGTTTTTAGTTTGTTGGTTATATGCCTCAGATACACTTCTACTTATTTTTTCTTCAAGTTCTGGTGTCATCGCGGGTTGTAAAGTTACACCGTAACTATCTATTTCAAACATTTCACTATTACCTTCACCATCTTCCAAAGTCGTCATATTACAAGAACCAAATCCAGCAACGTCTAAATCTTTAACTGGTAAAAGCGATTGTAACCAATTTCGTATTTCGTTACCTACTAAAAACTTGCCATTCTTTGTAAGCATAGTAGGAACACGACTTATTTTATTTTTGTATTGCGGTGGTATACCGAGTTTATTTATATTGTGATACGAAACAATATTCTTGAGTTGTTCGTGTTTGTTTATAAAATCGATTACATCTAAACTATGATTACATTGTGGACTGTATATTAACAGGGACATATTACTAAATGTATAAATTAATTTTTTTTCTAAATAAAATCACAGTTATATGTAGATGAATACGTTAACGTTTATTGTGTTAATAGTTTTCCTATATTATGTACTAAACAGGATAGAAATGTACACTCGACCTGAAAAAGTATTAACAGAACAAGAGATGGATTTATCACAGTACGATGAAGTCACTGAAGTTTCAATGACACACGATCTCATGCAAGAAATTATTATTAAAATAAACGAAGAAGTTTCACAAAAAACTGGTATGTGCACGTACGTTATAGAAACAACGTCTATCAAAAAGTTTATTCACAAAGAAACAGGTGGTACCGTTCTCAAATGTATGTTCATGATTGTAAAACACGGTAACCCCGGTTTCGATTTTGGATTTTCTGTTTCTGCTGATATTTTCATTGTAAATCCTGGTCCTGAAATTAAAATTGTAAATTTAGAATCTGCTTATAGAGACGGAAGATCTTTAAAGGATATTGTAGAAGATACGGAAAAATCTATAGAATCACGTAAATCCATAGTAAATCAGCTAAACGAGTACCAAAAGATAAAGTTAGAAAAAGATATAAAAAAATACAATAATTTTATGAAATCTTTAAAATACAAAACAGACGATAAACCAGAAGTAAAAGTTTTAAACTTACGAACACAACCTATTGATACTATATACCCAGAAGATGATACAGTCTTTAGAAAACCTACAAAAAAACAGGAATTTGTAGATTATAGTTTAGTAAAAAAAAGTGAATTGGAATCCATAGTAAATAAAAATTTAATAGAGAAACAAATCTTGAGTTCGCAGGAAATGTACGGAAAAAATAATTCCGTTCTATTATAATGATCAGTATCGATGATATATCTCGTATAACCGAAAAACGTAACAAACTCAAAAAAGAAACCTACGTTAAAATATACGAACAAATCACTAAAAAAATACGCCAATCGGTAGATTTAGGTCACAAATACGTTTTTGTACAAATACCATCGTTTGTGATGGGGTACCCTCACTTCGAACGTCACAAGGCTTTACAATATATCATAAGACAGTTTGAAATAGGTGGGTTTATGGTACAACGTGTTGGAGAATATGAAATATGTATATCTTGGAAACCTAAAAAATTAAAAAATTCAGAATCTAAAAACGTATCAGAAGATCTCGATGATTTTCCGACACTCATAAATTTGAAAAAAACGGCTAATAAATACAGGGCAATGCGGTAATTATTTCATAAAAAAAATCCACTTAATCATAAATGGATAACCTTAACATACTAGTAGAAGCTAAACGAGAATATCTCGGTCAACTTTGTTTACTCATGTGTCCGGTTATGATTGAAGTTTTCGAAGAAATGTATGAAGAAGCATACAAACTCTCTAAAGGAAGAAAAGTTTTGATAATGTTTCAAAAACTGTTAAAAGAAGTTCCAAATTGGAGTGATGCACACTCTAGAACACATACCGATAATATCGCGAATAGGTGCGCTTGGTTCAATGATCTCATAGCGGCCGTTTTTGTAAGTTGTGTTAAAATTTTATCAGCTGTCAGATTGAGTAAAGATAACAAGAAAATTTCACTCAAATTACCTACAAATGAAGTTTTCATACAAATGTGCTACAACAAAGTCGCCGAAAATCTGTATAACAATCCCTACATATACCATGAATCACAAGATGAAAATACAAGAAATGATAAATTATACGAACGTTTTTCGGCTTGTATAGAGACCGCTGTAAAAGAACTCATACCAGTACAACAGATATTACAAACGTACATGTCTCAACAACAAGAAGGTCAAGATCTCGATTTAGGAGAAGCTGAAGTAGGTGATTTTGAAGACCCGGAAGTAAACGAAGGTGAATCTATGGAAACCGGAGAACCGATGGAAACCGGAGAACCGATGGAAACCGGAGAACCAATGGAATCCGGAGAATCAATGGAATCCGGAGAACCAATGGAATCCGGAGAACCAATGGAAACCGGAGAACCGATGGAATCCGGAGAACCACCGTCACAATACCAGGAACCACCACAACAACAACCGTCGTCCTCTTTCGTGGATAATGAATTCAAAACCATAAACACAGGAAGAGTAAAAGAAGACAGTGTCTTATTCCCGGATGCACCCGAAACTCAAAGAAAAAAACCTCAATTATATTAAATGGAGTTTGAAGACTACTTAAGAGATCCAACATCGGCCGCCATGATAGCTGGTCTCATTACTGCAGGATATATACACTTTAAATCAAAACTTAACAATGAAGGTAAATTACCTTTGAGTGCGTACAGTAAACCAGCTGCACTCGTAGCAATTTTAGTATTTTTTATAATAAGTAATGGATTAGGTAAGAGAGAAAGTATATCAACAGAACCGTTTTAAAAAATTTTATAGCTTAAAGATAGCAAAACTATATAGAATACAAAATGACTTCCGTATCTGCTTTCAATGAAATGATGGGTCAATTTCTTATGGAACTACACAAAACTTTTCCAGAAGAAAAAGGCTTGAAAAAATGCATCTCCGCATTCGAACTCATGAAAGACACTAATCCGAAATTAGTTGTAGATGGTTTCATGTCAGGCGTAACACCGTATGCTGATAAAATTTCTTCTAAAGATGAAACGTTTTTTATTAACGAATCCAAAAATTTAGATTTCATGAAAGATGTTAATTTAGAAAAACACTGGTCTTCGTGTTCCGAAAATACAAAAAACGCAATCTGGCAATACGTACAAACACTTTACATGCTCGGAACCACTATAAAATCTATCCCAGAAGATACACTTTCCATGATTGAAACGGTAGCCAAACAGTGTGCGGACAAAATGGGTGAAGATGGTACAAGTATGGATGAAAATGCTCTCATGAAAACTATGCAGGGAATGCTTGGTGGGATGTTGGGAGGCAACAAAAAATAAACTCGTTATATATAAATGGTTTCTTGGTTCGAAGACCCAAAACAACTCATTCGATCAGATAAAGTAACAGAATTTTGGCCATCGGAAACACTTGCTCCAGAACAACGTATAAATGCCGCTTCTCGATTCATAATATATGCAACGTGTGTACTCTATCTTATTAATAGAGACGTACGCATGTTTATAATCGGAGGAACTGCTCTAGGTGTTCTTTATGTAATGGAACGTTCAGGTATGATTAAAGACCATATTCCCAGGCCTGAACAAGAACAAATAGGTACGACAGGTGGTTGTCAACAACCAAGCAAAGAGAATCCAATGGGTAATTATTTAATGAGCGATTTTATAGACAGACCAGATAGACCAAGTGCATGTGAATACTCAACCGTAAAAAATAAATGTAACAATTACGTTACAGACGGTATTTCGTACGGACCAGCGCGTTCGCGATCATCTTTACCGGAATACCAAAGAAATGCATTATCTAGACAATTTATAACCATGCCAGTAACATCTACAGATTGTGGTTCTCACTACGAATTTATACATGGATCTAGAAAAGATACGTGTAGACAAGATCCACGTTTGTGTGATCCAAACGCAAGAGGTGTACAACTCGAAGCTTTCGCGGGTTTAGCACCGAACGGTGATGCGAGAATAACAGCCAGTAGATCAGTGTAATATCAATTTTATATTTTAGATGTCTTAAAAGAAAAGTAGGTACTCGATTTGCTTAAACAAAATCTTACGTAATAGTAAATGGCGTATCAACTCCAACCAGGATTAAAAATTGTTCAAGATAAAGCTATTCCAAGTGTATGTGCCACTGAAGAAGTATTCGTGTATCCTCAGCCCAGTACTCTCAACTACGGTTCGTCTAGACCAAACACCATGCTCTATGGTACAGCTCCATACATGGCAGGTAAAGGTTCACCAGCAGAATTTATAGAAACTAGCGATGCTCTTAGACCACAATCAACTTCTCAATTTAACAAAATATTAGCCAAGACGTACGAAAGAAACTTCCACCCGCTACAAAATGTATCATGTAAAGTTCCCCTCAGAACCATGACTTATGAACCATCGAGCACACGCGCCGAACTCCAAAACGGTTTGTTTCAAAAAAGATACATGGATAAAAATGTTGATAAGAAATAAGAATGGCTGATCCCATCTCAATATTAGCTATAGCGGGTCTTGTTTACGCCGGTCGTAAATTAAGTAAACCAGAAGAACAAAAACCAGAAAAATACAAACTCGAAGGAAAACCGTTAGAAGATGAATCACCCATGGCTAGAGACGTAGTTATAAAAGACGAATATTTAGGACAAACGTCCCCACTCGTTGAACCAACGTATTCTTCAAAACAAGAGATGACTTCGTTCGGAGAAGTGGCACCACAACAAAGGTCTTCAGGTAATGAGATTTTGTCGATGAGAGATAGATTCATGTATGACGGAGGTATAATGAACAACCTTTCACCCATAGAAAGACAAAACGTAGGTCCAGGTTTAGGTGTTTCTCCGGATGTACCATCCGTCGGTGGTTACCAGCAACTTTTCAGAGTTAACCCAGAGAATGTTGGTGCATACCGTCTCACTACTTTACCAGGACGAAGCGGTCCAGCTTACGATTCTAAAGGTGGTAGACGTGGTATAGAAGGAGAAGTCGCTCATAACAGACCAGAGAAAACAGCGTTTCTGTATGGTCGTTTACCACCAGTTGCGGGTAGAGCACAAGGCATGTCCGGTAGAACACCAAGAGGCGAACACGAAAAAACAAAGAGAACTACAAACAGGTCAGAAACTGGATTAAGAGCAGATGGCTTATCGTATGCGAGTGCAAAAAGAACCGTTTCCTCACTTACACGTGCTCAAGAACCAACGAGAAACAAGAAGGATGGTAATATGGAACAATACCAATACGCGAATCAACCTGCTCCGGGTATTAGCAACTTTATGGGTGGTTACGTAAATGCACCAGCAAGTAAGATAGGAGAAAAGAGAACGTTTGGTACACAATACGCGGTAGAAGAACTCATGAAATATGGTTTCAGACCAGACGACAGAAGAGGTAAGACGGGTAGAGCAGGTGGTCCCGGTAGAATGAATGTAAGAGCAGACGCACTCAACCAAGGTGGTATGTTAACGAGTGTTCGTTCCGACACGACGAGAATCGATGGTAGAATTAACGCAGCAAATGGAGCTTGGACACAACAATATAGAACGAACGATTACCAAGAAAATAACGCATATAAAGGTAATATGAACCCCAATGCAACAAACCATAGTTTAGAAACTGCAAAGAGACAACTCATGAATAATCCATTAGCACATAGTCTCTGTTAAATAAATACTATTTCGTGACACGCACTCATTAAAATATTGTTCATATATTTTAATGAAGGTACACACCTTAGACATAGATAGTAGTGAAAGAGATCCGGTCTTGTATCCTAATCCAGGTGACTATGTCGTTTACTTAAAAAATCCAATATACGATGTTAGTAAAATTTCACTTATATCAGCACGTATACATAATAGTCAGTACCTTATACACTCGAGAAACAATACGTTTGATATACTTACAAATGGTGGTACTACACAAACCATAACTATACCAGTTGGTAACTATGGTGGTCAGTCGTTAGCAGACGCTATTGTTGCTCAATCTACTGTGATAACAAGTGCAACTTTCAATAAAGATACCAATGCGATAACGTTTACAGGTTCGAGTGATTTTACGTTTCTATTTTATAGTGGTACGAATGGGTATAACTCATCCGTTCATGGATACACAACACCTCACGATATATTAGGTCTACCAGCTTCGGATACTTCGTCTACATCGAACACGTTAGAAACCGGAAGTATAAATTTACAAGGTGCTGATGCTATAGTCGTTAAACTAAGTAGCGGTTC